ATGATCGACCTGAACACCCTGAACCCGGAACAGAGGCACATCGAGGTGCTTCGCCGCCACGGAGCCCGCGTGGGGACCCCGGATGAGAGCGTGGAGCTGAACAGCTACTTCTACTACAACGCCATCGACCAGGTGAACCGTATCGGCGCGAAGGCTATCACTTACCGCCTGATCCTTCCGGGGATCGATGAGGAGATGGCAATCGCCATCCACAGCGACGGCCACGTCGACTCCGGCAGCGCGGAGAGCATCGCATTGGTACTCGACCGCTGAGGCGGACACGGCGCCCACACGGCGGCCACAGAGCGGCACAGGGAGGCCTCACAGCCTCTCTTCGCTGTTATGGCCAAGGGGACGGAAAGCCTGCAGGAAGCGGGCGTGGGGCTTTGACAAGGCTCTGCAAAACACAGGGAATTGCGGAGGTTTCTCAAAACCCCATGCGGGGTGATCTGCCCGAAAAAGAGTTAGATCATTTGTCACATATATTATCGCATAAGGCGTGGATATTTCCCGAAGATCACGGTAATGTACAGCTACAAAAACGAACGGAGGGAAACCACGATGAAGAGCCTGAACGAAAAGATGAGAACCTACCGCCTGCCGGAAACCACAACGAGCGAAGACCTCGGATGCAGCTGGAGCACGGTGGTGGACTTCGGAAACAAGGTCCTGCTTGCGGGATACTTCTACAGCGGACCAAAGGCAAACGACTACTTCGCAGCGGTTTACGAACACACCACAGCGGATAAGACCTGCGAAGGCGAGATTAAACTGACAGCCATCAGCGACGAGCATTTCGAGGATGCGGGCCACGCCCTGCAGTGGGCGATGAACCACTAAGAGAGAGGAGGCAGGAAGCCATGACGGAATACGCAAAGCTGATACTGGCAGAGCAGACCTGCCACACCATCGAGATACGGGAAAAGGCGACCGGCAAGGAAGGGGTGGCGAACAGCTGCCCCGCCGGGGTAGAGCTTTTCTACGGCGAGGATGACGGGAGTGATGACAAGACTGTGGACATCGACACCTTCAACCGCGACTTTGAGATCACGGGAATGATCAGCTTATAAGGACCTGCTCATAAGGGCGGTTCTTTTTCAGTTGGCTTGCGAAGGAAGAACACTGGGTTCCCGAAGGGGAGCAGGGCAAAAGCCCGAGAATCCCATGCGCCTGGGGCCAGCTGGATGGCGGAGCCGAAACCGCCTTAACAAAACACACTGGGGTTAGAATTGGCGGCATCGGAATACCCTGAACCGCAAGGAGCGCCGGGAACGGCATGACGGTCACATGTGAAGCTCCTAACGAATGAAACCGTCTGAAAAAACATCATAGACTCATGGCAGATGCCGTGGGTCTTTTTTTATTGCAACATTTTCGGAGAGGAGGATGTTCGATATGGCGACAAGAGGCAGAAAACCGACGCCGACAGCCATCAAGGAGCTGGAGGGGAATCCGGGAAAGCGGCCGCTCAACAAGAACGAGCCGAAGCCCGTGAAGAAAGCGCCCGCCTGCCCGAAGTGGCTGGAGGAGGAAGCCAAGAAGGAATGGCGGAGGCTTGCGAAGAGCCTGGAGCAGATGGGCGTGCTCACAGAGGCGGATATGGCCGCGTTCGCATCCTACTGCCAGGCATACGCCAGATGGAAAGAGGCTGAGGAATTCATCTCCCAGCACGGCACCATCGTGAAGACGCCGAGCGGATACTGGCAGACCATTCCGCAGGTTTCCATCGCGCAGACCTACAACAAGATCATGACGAAGCTTGCCGAGCAGTTCGGCCTGACGCCTTCCGCGAGGAGCAGGATCATTGCCGGGGCCAATGAGAACGGCCCACAGGATGAGCTGGAAGCCCTGCTGGGAGGTAGCTGATGGAGAAGATAAGACCGGACAGCATCCCAAAGCTGAAAGACTATAAGCCTTCCCGTTTCATGCTGCCGACTTCCCATTATGACGAGTCCAAAGCGGACAGGGCTGTGAAGTTCATTGAAAGCCTTTCGCACACCAAGGGAAAATGGGCCGGCAAACCGTTCTGGCTGTTCCCCTGGCAGGAACAGGTTGTCCGGGATATCTTCGGCATTGTGGAGGAGAACGGGAAGCGGCAGTTCCGCACAGCCTTTGTGGAAATCGGGAAGAAGAACGGGAAGTCAGAGCTTGCGGCGGCCGTGGCGCTTTACATGCTGTATGCGGACGGCGAGCCTTCCGCTGAGGTTTACGGCGCGGCGGCAGACCGTCAGCAGGCTTCCATCGTTTTCGATGTGGCAAAGCAGATGGTGGAGATGACGCCGGCGCTGCTGAAACGCTCCAAGGTCATGGCGGCCACCAAGCGCATCGTCAACTACCAGAACGCCGGGTTTTACCAGGTGCTTTCCGCTGAGGTCGGGACCAAGCACGGCCTGAATGTTTCCGGGCTTGTCTTCGACGAGATTCATGCGCAGCCCAACAGGAAACTCTATGACGTGCTGACCAAGGGCTCCGGCGATGCCCGTGAACAGCCTCTGTATTTCCTGATCACCACGGCAGGGACCGATAAGGAATCCATCTGCTATGAGCTGCACCAGAAGGCAAAGGATATCCTGGAGGGCAGGAAGGTCGACCCGACTTTCTATCCTGTGGTCTATGGCTTGTCCGATGATGATGACTGGCATGACGAAGCCAACTGGTACAAGGCAAACCCGAGCCTCGGCCAGACGATCACCATCGAGCGCGTGAGGGATATGTACAGGGACGCCCTGGACAACCCTGCGGAGGAGAACGTGTTCAAGCAGCTGAGGCTCAACATGTGGGTATCCTCGCTGACGCGGTTCATCCCGGAACACATCTTCAACCTGGGGAATGACCCCATCGACATGGCCGCGCTGGAAGGCAGGGACTGCTACGGCGGCCTTGACCTTTCCAGTACCGGCGACATTACGGCTCTTGTCCTCATGTTCCCGCCCAGGGATGAGACGGAGAGATACATCTGCCTGCCATATTTCTGGATCCCGGAAGACACGATACCGATCAGGGTAAGGCGTGCGTCCGTTCCCTACGATGTCTGGCAGCAGAAGGGCTTCCTCATGGCGACCGAGGGCAATGTGGTCCATTACGGGTTTATCGAGCAGTTCATCAACGAACTGAACGAGCATTACCACATCTGCGAGATCGCCATTGACCGATGGAACGCCACGATGCTGACCCAGAACCTTGAGGACGACGGCTTTACGATGATTCCCTTCGGGCAGGGCTACGCATCCATGTCCCCTCCCACCAAGGAATTCTACAAGCTCCTGATGGAGGGAAAGATACAGCATGGCGGCAACCCCGTCCTCGCCTGGATGGCGGGGAACGTTGTGGTGGATACAGATCCGGCGGGGAACATCAAATGCACCAAGGCAAGGAGCCCTGAGAAGATTGACGGCATTGTCGCCGCGATCATGGCCCTTGACCGCTGTGTACGGCATGAAGGGACCGGCGGCAGCGTATATGACGATCCGGAGCATGGGCTGCTGTCATTCTGAGGTTTACTTTTACGCTTCCTTTGTCCAGCAAACATAGCGAGAAAGTAAAGGTGAAATCGTGAAAAAACAAAATTATCTTGCATCGCACCTGCCCTGGCAGTCGGAGTTCTCACACCGTTATGCCTGCTGGGCCAATAACCACAGGGGATGGGCGAAGATGAAGAAAGCCAATAAGCGCCTTGCCAAGAAACGGGAAGGTCGGCTTGTCAGGAAGGAGATGGAGGAATGGAAGACAAGGAACTGACAGCGGCGGAGAAGCGGGAATTTATCGAGCGGATGACCGAGATGATCAAGAACGGCATCCTGAACCGCGATGACCGCCGCGATATTTACTGTGTCTGCATGGTGGCTTGCGACAGGGAACTGGCGAAGCTGAGAAAGGAGTAGGGATGGGATTTTTGAACTGGCTCGGATTCAGATATCCGAGGGATGCGCCCGACGTACCGGATATCAGGAATGATGTCCGCGACTCCGGGACTTTGTTTGTTTTCGGCAAGTCCACCAGCGGCGAGAACGTGGATGAGAAATCCGCCATGCAGATCGCGACCGTGTATGCCTGCGTAAGGCTCCTGGCAGAATCGGTGGCGCAGCTCCCTCTGCATCTGTATAAAAGCACAGATAACGATGGGCAGGAAAAGGCGAAGGACCACCCGCTTTACAAGATCCTGTTCCGAGAACCGAACCCGGAGATGACGAGCTTTTCCTACTGGGAGGCGGTCATGACGCACCTGCTCCTGTGGGGCAACTCCTACTCGCAGGTGGTAAGGGATGG